GCAGTTAAGTCAGAAGATGCTATTGTTGTTGCACCCCCAGTTATTGTTGCTTGTTTTGAATCTATTTGTGTTTGTACTGCACTTGTTACACCATCTAAGTAACCTAATTCTGTTGAGGTTACATCTGATACTGCAATCTTTTGTGAGCCATTAGATATTACTGCTCTACTAGCAGTTAAACTTTCAGTATCAATTGTAGAAGCTGATCCTGTAATAGTTGCTTGTTTAGCATCTAATTGAGTTTGGATAGCACTTGATACTCCATTTAAGTATTGAAATTCTGTATTTGAAATTGATCCATCTGCTAATTTAGTAGCATTAATCCCTGTAGGTATAGAATCATTAGTTTTTGATAAAGAGGCCACATAAACATTTGTAATAGCTTCATTAGATAAGTTTCCACTATCCCATGTTACATTGACTGTTGTGTTTGTAGAAAATGATGAGCTTGAGATCGTTCCAAAAATTGTGCCAGGAGTTGATGCTGTTAATTTAATTCTTCTTCCAGCATGATAAACAGAAGTTACATCAGCACCAGCTATGGTAAAAGAAGTAGCTGAAGCATAAGCAGCAGTAAATGCACCACTACCATCACCATACTCAATCCATTGTGCATCATTAAACCAATCTCTAGTATTCTTCATTAATGCTCTAATAGCATTATTTAAATTACTAGGTAGCATACCCTCATCTACATCAATAGAATTAAGTGATGTGTTACTTGCCTGTGTTGTTGAATAATCTTTAATGTTTGTTGTCATGTTGCTCCTAATTCATAAACCAACTAAAAGCCTTATCGCTTTCAGTATTGTTTTTATTAATTAATGTATTCACAGCTTCTTCTACTTGTCTTTGAAAAAACTCCTGTGTTTCAATTGAATATCTAATGTTATCTATATCAATCTTATCACTCATTATCTTGATCCACCTTGACTTGCAGTTAAATCAATTCCTTGTGCATTAGTCCAAATACTTTCTGCTGGTATTTTTACATTTGCTCTAAAATATCTACCACTTTGTCTTACAGGATTTATGCCTGTGTCATTCATTGAACTAGATGCAGAAGTAGTTACAGTATCTGCTAATTTATCTCTAGTCTTAATAGTTACATTTGCACTTGCATCTACAATTGGTCTAATGCCAGTTACATTTGCTCTAAGACCTGGAAATATCTCTTGTTCTTTTGTTTCAAGTTCAGCTTCTAAAGTTTTTCCAGAAAAAATTGCTGCTTTAAAATTTTCATCTATTGCACCAAGATACAAATGTCCTGTTGTCCAAAATGCTGTATCAAGTGAAATATTAATATCGTCTAAGTTCTCAGAAATAATATCCATTAACTCAACTGTGTTTGCTACTACGAATTGTTTAAAGATTTGTGATGCTTTAACTTTAGCAACTGACCACTTTTGAGTTACATAGTTGTATATCAGTAGTTTATCACAAACTCCAGTAGTGTTTGGATTATCTTTACTTGGATATAACCAAATCGCTAAAGTATTAAATGGATCAACTGCTGCTGTAATTCTATCTGTGTATGCTTTGTTTAAATCACCATCAAAAAATCTATTTACTTTTTCAGCTCCTATCGGCAAAATTTGATCGCCATTGATTTGAAAGAATCCATCTGATGAATAAAAGAAAACTTGTCTGTTGTCCTGGCAAACTGTTTGTCCATAAACAGCTCCTCTATTTGGCGATATAACTGAAAATCTAAAAACAACATTTCCACCTACAAAGTCCATTCTTATAATCTGATCTTCTCTAAAAACATAACCAACCTCACCAGAAGTTATGGCAACAACTTGACCACCAGAACCTGGTAAATCTTGTGTATCTGATGAGCTAACACCAGCTTCCCAAGTTGAAATATCGTTAATTCCTGACCATGCAACTCTGTTTTTTGCATTTTCAATATTACCAGTAACTAAAAAATCCCTGATAACACCTGAAACTTTAAACTTAGCTGGTACTGTTCCTGAACCACTAGATGTTGCTAGGGATTGTAGTGTTGCAAAGTTAGTTGAAGTACCCATTAAATAATACATGGGAGGATTAACTCCATTACTTGCAACTACATATTGACCAAACTGTGTAAAGGTAAAAAAATCTGTATCACCACCTGATATTGTTAAACTTCCTTTTACACTTGCAAAAGTACCAGATGTTAATTTGTAAATATTGTCTTTCGTTCCAACAAAAGTAAATACTGTGTTTGTATTATCTCTAAAACTACCAGCACCTTTAGCATTTTGTGTAACATTAGATGTACCACTATAAGCAACTAAACCTTTAACTGGTTTGTAACTTGATTGTGCATGATACACATTCGTTGCTACAGTTGCACCAGGATTTAAATGATCTGGTTGGTCTGGCAACCATTCACCAAAAGGTATTTGCATAATTTTTTCCTATTATAAAGTTGAAACAAATGGAGATGCTACTGTGCTATCACCTCTAACTTGTAAAGGAGCACCATTATATTCATCTTCTCTATCGTTTAATTCTAATCTTTCCATAGCTGTTGCATACATAGATTGCCATGTTTGAACTTGCTGAGGATTAATGCCACCTAAAAAGTTAGCTGCATGAAATAAAGATCCATATAAATAAATTGCTGGATGTGATGTTAAAATATAATTTGTTGTATTTGTATCTGATAAAGCACCAAACTTTTTATAATAATTTATTTTAGCTGTGTAAGTGCCATCAGGTACTGGAGAAAATCTAAATGTATCTCCTAAAATTGTAAATGTAGTTGGCTTTCCAGTAGTTGATGTTCCTGTAGTTGCATCCATTTGTGATGGTGTTGTATATGTTAGTGGAGTTTTAGTTTGACCACTCAAAAGATAAAAATCTCTTATTTGTAAAAAATCTGTAGGTAAAGATTCTGTTTCACTATCTATTGTTAAATCAGCTTGAGCAACCATAGCTCTAACTCTTAATTTAGAGTTAAAATCAGCTTCTGCTAATTTAATAAAGTCATCAGCTATCTCAGTTGTTAAATCTGATCTGTTTAACCAATTAGCAAGTGATGCTTTTAATTCTGTGTAATTTGTTAGTGCCATTAAATTTTTCCTGGTGCAGTTCTAAAATATCTATAATCAGAACTATTCAATTTTTCTCTTAATATTTTGTGTTGAACATCTTTAGGTAAAGAAAACCAATTACCATCTTGATTATTGTTATATTCTTTTGTCCAAATTTCTAAAATTACTGTTGGAATAGTTGCTATTCTTTTTAAATCTTTACTTGGAGAGTAACCATCATTCCTAGTATAAAGCTCTTTGTTAGTTTTAATAACTGGAGCTATGTCAGTTGATGTTTTAACTAAAACACCCTCTTTGTCATTATCGTAATAAGTATTGCTTTTAATACCATCAGATTCTTGTCCAATTTTTCTCATCTACCCTGACCTTTGTATCTAGTAAGTTTCATATTTCTTTTTTCAGATTTATTAAGATTTTTTTTATGTTTGCCTAATTTGGGTGGTTTATCTCTTGGAACAAAGTGTACGAACTTTTGTTTAGCCACTAAGCACCCATTTCAGTTATATAAACATCTGTAGATGATCCATGAAACACAGCAATCTTTTCGCCAGGCGACACTTTTAAAATTTCAACTTCACCAGATGGTAAAAGAGCTGATGTAGCACTTGCAGTAGGTGAAGCACCTAGTACAAAATGAAAATTAGCTGAACCAACAATTCTAATATAATTAGTTTGATCTCCAAATGCAGCAGATGCAGTTGATGAGTTGTTAGTATTGATTTTTTGTGTTGTTCCTGGTCTTAATGCGTAATTATATGACATTAATATTTTCCTTTTTTACTTTTAACTTTTTTGCCTTTTTTCTTGGCATAAGATTTTGCTTTTTTCATTCCACTTTTTGTGTATGAAAACTTTTTTTTTCCTACCATTGGCATAATTTATTTCCTTTTATTAATTGGTATTTGTGGGAGAAATATCGCTAGACAGAGTCCCCCACAAAATTGTTTATTATCTTCTAATAACAAAAGTTATTTCCATTTTAGAAGCATTAGTTGAACCACCGTTTGTAATACATTCGATAGTTCCATCTTCTTCTACTCTATTAAGAGCAGTTGGCGATGCAGTTGCTACTCTACCAGCAGAACCAGAAGCCGTATGACTTATAGCTCCACCTGTAACCGCAACTCCGCCTATTTCAAAAGAAATAGCAGCAGTTCCAGTAGTAGTTGCTTTGTTGTGTGAGATAATTTTTACTATTCTTCCACCATCAGGCACACAAACAAAAGTTGAAGAAGCAGTTGATACATCAGGAATTGCTGATGTAATAAAATAATCGTTAAGTGTTCTCATTTTTTTTCTCCGTTTGTCGTTCCGTCTATAACCTTTTTAAGACTTCAACATTTGGTTGATTGAATGGGGTGTAATTATAAACAAGGTTACACCCCAAACAATATTATTATTATGAAGTAGTTAAGTCTGTAACTAATCCACTAGATTTTTCGTTTCTTGCCTCAAGAGTGTATTCAGCAACTAAAAATCTCTGATCTGCATCTTTTGTTTGTGCAGGAGTTTGAAGTTTGAAATCTCTTAAGAAAGCAACCGCCCACATATCCATTTCAAGGATAAGTGCGTCCTGACCGATTTTAGCAGCAGTACCATTGGCACCTCTGATAAATCTGTTAGGGGCAACTTGCATAGTTCCGAAATCTGACTCATATACATCAATAGAAGTAATTAATCTTCTATCTTCTGCAGCGTCAAATCTAGTAGAACCACCAGTAAAGCCAG